GGATTTTCTTTCAAGCCATCAATAGAAACATCACCTGTGTCAGCGTCTTTTCGTTTACGTTTACCATGAGTCTTTTTTAAAGTCTCGTAAGCTTCTTTAGTGATGTCAATTTCGTAAAGTACTTCTGGTCGGTTATCATTGTTGTAAGCCTTGTAGGATAATCCAATCCACGTTCTACGTGGGTCTAATGGTTCTCGATATACGTCGTCAAAGATAATCTTTTTAACTTTTTTACCTTTATATGTTTTGTCAACAATAATCTGTTTCGGGAAAACTCTCCAAGCTGTCCAACCGTAAGTAAGTAAATTCTGAACAGATGTTTCGAGAGTAGTAAAGCCGTTCATTTCAGATACAGTCCATGAGCGTTTCCAAAGTTCGTAGTAGAAGCGGGCTTTGATTCGGTTGATTGAAACAGCGGTTCCGTCTGGAAGGTTAGAGGCGATTGCAGACGCAGCCACGAGAATCTTAGAGAAAGCAATAGGTTCTGCTGAGCGAGGAACTTGTGAGCCTTCGTTATTCATCTGACTTACGCGAGGTAAGATTGCAAAGTCAGTAGAGCCATCTGAACGTACAGTTGGAATATATACATACGTTTTAGCAGCCTCGTCAATTCGTTCACGTTGTGTGTGAGTGTCAACAAGGTTAGCTTCTATTTCATTTGCGAGTAAATCAAAGGTTTTTCGGTACTTTGAGTCAGTCATCTCTCTCTTTTTTGCTACGAGAAAGTCTAGTGTGGATTTTTCTGCCATATTTTACTATATGATACACTATATTGACATTTTTGTCAAGTTAATCTCTTAGGAAATACCAAATCGTGCCAACTAAGTGTCTTTTTTTCCTCTTTTATGTCTTGTTTACCTTGAAGGATGGCTAAACCTATAATCCAACTCATTACAACGTCATCGTGTTTACCATTAGCCGCCTCTGGTCTGCCTCGTTTATTCCTTATAAATGTTTTAAGTTCGTCCAGGAGGGGTTTACAGTTGACCATGTCTGTAGAATTGAAGTGTTTTTTAGATTCACCAAGAGCGAAGTCTCTGTTTTTCTTATTAGTTACCCAGCCGTACATCTTTGTTTCGTTCTTAGTAATGTCGTCAATTACAGTCCGAACGTATAGGTTAGGATAACCCATGTTTCGCATGTCAGTATTAACCCAGTTTCCGTCTTTATTGAATTCAACTGCTACGAGAGCAATATTATACCACCTTCCGAGAGCTTGTATCATTTTAGAATAGTCGTCTGGCTCCATATGACCGCGATAGAGAGCTTTAATCTCCTTATCATGACCCAACACACATGCTGTAGAGTAGTCACCGTCCTGGAGCCCTTCTGCAACGTCACCGCCTATGACATACCGACGACCTTCTTCTGGTTTTTTGTAAACGTATAAGTCTCCTTTATCATTCTCAACAAATTCACCATTAATATAATCATACCGTGTGTAATTATCGTCAGCTCTACTGTCAAAATCGTAAATCTTTTGTAGGTTGTAGTAATTAGACCCTGAGCCGATAAAGGCTTCCATGTGGTTCGTTGGATACTCCTGATGAAGACGGTCTATATCTTTTCCTAGTTGCTGGTAGCGGTAATAGTAGTAAGTGATTTCAATATCAGATAATTCATTGTCTTTTTGATACTCACCCCAGTTAATCTCACACTCCTCCATGTTTTCAATCGGGATTGGTTCACCTATCTTCTTCATTTCAGCGTCATCCCAAGTCCAGGAATAGAAGTGAGGATAGAATTCAATCTTAGAAACCTGTGGGGTTATCAAATGTTTTCGTTTCCATGACTTATCAAACATTTCATAGAAGTCACCGTTCATTCCTTCTGCGGTACTTTCAATGAATGCGAATGAGTCGAAGGAGAGGGCAGGTAAGGTACCCAAGATAACTTCACGAGCTTTTTCAGGGTATGCCTTACAGAGTTTAGCAAATTCCGAGATGTGGAGGAAGTTAAAGGTTCCAGAACGTCCTGAATTAGAAACAGAGAACGCTGAAACTGATTCGTCAGGGAATACGAACTGTACACGGTTAGACCTAGATTGGTCCATTTCCAAAATGTCCTGAATATCCCTATAAAGGTTACGAATAGCGTACTTTACCTTACGGTTGAAGATTTCAGTTGCATCCTTTTGGGTGTGGGCGATTACAAGACCTTCTTTATTCGGGTTGAAGATAATCTCGTCTAATATGAAAAGGTTTATTAATGTTGTATAACCAAGCTGGCGAGATTTTAAGATGATATGCCGATAGTAAGGGTCTGGTCTTAGAATGTAATTTTCAAGAAAATGCTTCTGTGCTCTGTTTAATTTAAAAAGGTCCTTCTTACCGTCCTTGGTAACAATGTAGTAAAGATTCTCAAGTCGCCACAACTTATTAGCCCTTGATATAAAATAAGGGAAGTTCTCCAACATCTTTTTAGTTACTACTTGCTCGTGTGTCAACTGATATATAATAACATATTAGATTTGTATTGTCAAATTACTGAAATATCCTTAAAAAAGTACTTGACTTTTTAAAAAGAAGGTGCTATACTTGTATCTATTGGAGAAATCCAGTGAGCGTGCCCTGATTCCAACAATAAAGAGAACCTTTAGAGTGGAGTCCTATCAGACTGAAAAGAATGATAGAGCCACGCTCTGAGGGTTTTATTTTTTATACAACTGAATACGCTTCATGGACTAGGGGGTTAAGTTATCGTGGGTCCTTAAAATACACGATTTGGCGAAACGAGGGGTGGCTGGGAGTAAATAAACCTAAGTTGAGCTTTTTCTACCTAAAGAACACTATAGTTCCTTGGGTAGGGGGAGCGTACAAAAGATAACTAAAAGTAAATAAACATGATAACTACACTAGACAAGGAGCTAGAGAATATAAGCGGTAAAGAATACGGAGGGTTCAGTTCGCGCGAATTTTCAAATTTAATTAAATCATCCCTTCAAGGTAAAGTTACAAGTGAGTTTAAAGTTCCAGAAAGAGGTGATGGTAGAACTGGTAGAATCGACATCTTGTACGAAGTTAATGGTAAACGTTACGGTATAGAAATTGACCGTATATCTGCGAGAAGAAAGTCTATTGTCAAATTATATAGTGTTGATTTGGATTATCGTGTTGTTATAACTCGTTCCCCTGCAAAGATTATTTATATCTAGTATGACACGAAGAGATGTTTATGATGCTTACTTAAAATCACAAGAGTGGAGCCGTGTGAAAGAAAAAGTATTTAAAATTAAAGGAAAAAAATGCCAAAGATGTTATTCTAAGGAAAGTTTGCACGTTCATCATGCTACTTATGACAGATTCCAAAGAGAGGATATAGGTAAAGATTTATATGTACTGTGTGTATCATGTCATGAATTATATCACAAACAAATAAATGGCGTTACATCTATAAAGAAAACTGTAGCTTTTATAAAGCGTAGATTGAAACATGGTAAACACTTCATAACGGTGAAAAAGGAAATCCCCGAACCAGTGGAGAAACCAGACATAAAATATATAAAATTCTCAAAGTTATACAATATTCCAATTGAGGAAGCTAAGGTTTTGTATGATAAGCTCATGAAGTCATCCCTCTAGTTGACTTTTTCCAAATAAAGGTATATACTATTCTGATGATATGTGTTAAGTGTAAAAAACAAACCCCCATAACTTATGACGGCTACTGTGAAAAATGCGAAGACAAAAGGAGGGCAAAAGGAGAAGAAGTCGTTGACGCGACATCTAAAGATAGGTGGGCACGATTACACGCTCATCTTCTCCCAAACAATGGAAGAGCTGGGAAAGACAATCTACAACGATAGGATTATAATGATAAATAAGGACGCTTCAAGGACTATCCAAGAATCAACCCTTATACACGAAATCCTCCACGCTTTAAATAGTCAATTAGACCATACACTCCTGGACTCCCTAGCAGAACAACTCTATCAAGTTCTAAAAGATAACAATTTACTAAAAAAATTATTTTAATATGGTACCTTTCAATACAGAAGGGCTATATGAGCTCCGCACAGTTGTTCTAATAGAAACCGCCCCACAGTCAAATAAGTACAATAAAATTGCCTTCAATAAGGAACAATTCAAAAAGCTCACATTATTCCTCTCAACAGAACTAATACAGGACGGAGGACTAACAGTAGAAGACGATAAAATCAACCTCCCAGATGATATTCAGTCAATAGACTTCTATAATTAGAAGTGACAGGTATACGTTTGTAATGTACTCAGGTAAGAAATAGTTAGCTAGGCGTTTACATTAGGTGGAAATTAGATACTTGTGCTTCCATTAAGTGACTCCTATTCTATTTTTACGCCCTACCCCTATCAGGAAGGTGGTACCCCATCAATCAAATAGAAACTTCACAATCATTTGACGCGTTCGTCAAGCTGTGTTGTAGTGGGGTAGTGTCTGCGAGCCTCAAAATTGAC